CACCATGGGAGTGATAAGCGGTATCGTCATTAGCGCAGCTCCTACTATCTCAGCTCTTGCTGAAAGGTCACAATGTACGCTGGCAATGGACCGCCCGGGCTGGGATAAACCCCGGGGACAGAGCTCAGCACAATTCCCGGGGTGAAACGCTCAAGCGCATACATCACCGATGCTATGATCGATCGCAAAATGTCTATCGCATACTGATTCATCACCACGACAATGTAAATGTTAAACTGCGCCGTGGTCAGTCCCGTACCAGCAAACGAGTAACCCCGGACAGACAGCCGTGGCGGGCCGATCACCAATGCCGGCGGTGCCACGGGTAGCGCTACCGAGTTGATAATGCGGAAATCCGGCACTGAGGCCAGTGCGAATTCGATGCCGGATACCACTCGCTCAACGCCCGGGGTGCCGCTGATATCGCCGGGTGCACTCATGCCAGACCACCCAGGATGCCCAGCTGTAGGTAGATGTCAGGGTCCACCGCGGGGATCTGCCCGGCGCCGAGCTCGCCCATCTGCACGAGCCCGGTAGGGCTGTTACTCCTGATGAACCATCTCGCGGCCAGACGCAGCGTGCCTAACCTGACCTCCCATGGCACCGTCCAGTTGCCGTGGTAATCGATGTCTTTGCGCCGATCCATCACCCAGGACATCGCTGCGTAGAGGCTGCGCTGCAGCTTGGCATCATCGCGGGTGCTCAGCGGCACACCATCGAGCGACTGATCATTTTTCAGCTCATCCACGGTCAACCACGTCCCTGGCGGTGATGGCACGGGCGCGGTCACGGCTTGGCCTCACTCCCGCCGGTTGTGGTCGGCGTGGCTGCGGTGCTGGTCGAGGTGGTAGAACCGCTGGTAGGAGTACTGGCAGGGGTCGATTTACCCCCCGTAGAGCCGCTAGTTGTCGACGTGGTCGGCGTGGTTGTGGTGTCCTCGCCTGATGCAGTCGTGCCGGCCGCTGTAGTGGCCGTAGCCGGCGCTGGCCGCTGCGGTGGCGGTGCGGATGCCGCCGGCCCACTGCCGGCCCTGATCTGGCGCTCTCGCAGCGTCTGGCGCCCTTCCGGCGGGGTGTCACGAGCCTCCGTGGTGGTGGTGTTCCGGTCATCCCAGACGCGCCGCATCTCGCCCAGCTCCTTATCAACCGCATAGACACGCTCTGTATTGCCCAGCGCGTCCACAATCTCGCGCTCGCCCAACAGCTGAGTGATGCGCGAGGACAGCTGGTAGTAGGGAGAATCGGCTTGCTCGATCTCTGTGAGGTCATCAGCCGAAAAAGCCGCATCTGTCGGGCTGATTATCCCGGTGTCACCTCCCTGCGCTGCGGTGCGCGCTGCTGCGGTCTGGGTGGGCGAGCTGACCTCCGTAGGGGTAGCGCTGCCCGTGGTGGTCTGTGCCGGCGCGGTTGTGTCAGCTGGCGCTGGTTTGTTTGAGCTGGTCATCAGATGATCAACACTCCTACTGCAAACGTGACCGTAGGCGAGCCGGTACCGCCTACGGTGGCTACCGCCTGCACGTAATCATCATTGACCAGTGCGGATGCAATGGCCGAGTTAGACGTGCCGGTGATCTGTGTGATGGCACCGCCCGGCAAGTCTGCCCACGTAGCTGCATCATTGGAGCTCTGCAGCTTGACATCAAGCGTGTGTGTAGTGCCGGCAGCTGCGGATACATTGACGAAAGCTGCCACGAAATTGGCACCGCCGGCCACATCGAGCGGACCACTAGAAAATGTACCGGCTGCCTGAGTTTGCGAGGGAAATGCGAAATCAGATAGTGGTGTGTGCAGCGTCATGCCTAACCCTCCGTTCAGCGAACAATAGAGTAACAAACCAACTACGGAGAGTCAGAATGTAGGGCTGACAAATCCCGTCCCGGCAATCTTGGCGTTGGCCGCCGAATACCGGCGGAATGAATAGGCGAAATACCCATACAAGACTAGCAGAATGCCTAGCTGTGCAGCCGCGGGCTGTTCTGCGCGCATGAATACGGGCGCCTCGGGCGATTCCCATAAATGGCATTCATCAGAGGCAATAATGTACATTTCGTCTTGATTAGTTCCGGCACCCAAGTTGGTGGCGATGTTATTGTCCACCACCGCAATCATGCCGTTAGGCATAATACCGCGAGCACCCCGGCCGTATTTTTCTGCGTAGTTGATGCCGGCGTGGGTGTCCACGATTCCGGGCTGCCCGAACAATGGGAACTGGTTGGTCAGCTGGCTCTGCAACCAGTACCAGCGCCGCGAGTGCATGAGAACCACATCGGGCTGTGCGAAACCAAGCAGAGACGCCTCAGACAGCGCCGCGCCGGCCAGGATCTTGGGCCAGGCCTCGACACCGCTAGGGCTGGCATCATCATAGGTGATGCCGGACGCTACCGCGGACAATCCGGTAGTGGTCTGGTTGATGAGAGTGGCATCCAAGGCAGTCGCATAACGCCTAAAAAGGTCATCAACCACTACCTCCTCGATCCCTACGCCACGCTCTGCAGCCTGCCGGGAAATGGTTTGCTGACCGGCCGCGGTTTGGATGACCTCAGTGAGCAGCGTGTCATCCATGTCAGTCGCGCTGACTGCGGTGTTTTCCGTGGCCTGCAATGCCACAGAGGATGCCGTAGTAATCCGGGAAATGTTTACCGTCATCCCGTACGCGGGCAAGTCGTGATGATTACAAACGTCAGCAAATGGTCGCATGGCGGCCACTGCGGGTGCGTACATATCCGTTAAATACTGCGGCACGACTAATCCTGTAAACGCACCCGTACCAACCGCGCGCTCCATATATCCGGTGCTGGCGCGCTCAACTCTCTCCTCTGCCATGTGCATTGCCAGCCGAGTGCCGGCCTCGACATCCTTAAACATATGCTGGCGCACCACGTCTTTGACGAACATGGCGCCGCGGCGGTCATTTCCCTTGTGGTAGGTGCGCTCTCCGCGAGTGACCCGGCCCACCTGATCGTAGGCTGGCTTACCGCCAGTGCGCAATTCCGGCGCACCAGAGGGCTGTATATTAGCGAGCTGCGCGCGGTCGTGTTTGTCGTCCAGCTCGATCTTGCGCGCGTTGGCCAGCTTGGTGGCAATAGATTCCTGATCGGCTTTGGCACCGTCACGCATCTGGAATAGTTCGGCCACCCGCTTGTCTTCATCAGCGGTAAGGGATGGTCGGCCCTCTTGGCTGGCTAGCGCCAGAATGGAGCGAACCTCGATGGTGGCCTTATCGTAACGCTTTTGGGCCGCCTCTTGCTCCACCTCAATGCCGGCAATCAACTCTTGCACAGTGGTAGTCACTGTTGTGCTCCCTCGCTATCTTGTGAGCCTGGCAATGGCTCGATATGCCGTGTACACGGCGCGTGGCCGTGTGATGAGCTGCACTGCGACAAATCGAATGAGCACGCGCCTATAGGCTTTATTCGCCAGCAAGTAACGCGCTACGGACCAAAGCGAGCGAGCGGCCAGCGGCTTGCTTTGTTTCGTTATTTTCCACAGAGCCATAACGTGCCTCCAATATCCGTAGTGCCTCCCGTGCTGCACGCTCTGGGAGATGGTCAATCTGCTCTAGGAATTGATGGGCACGATGGGCAATAGATGTATTGGGATTGGCACCGAAATTCACTGCGGAGACATCCCCGCAGTCAAGATCAAGACGCAGGATGGTGAACTGGGTAAAATCGTCGTTCCATTCTCCTTCCTCTAGGAATGCCGCAAAAGACATCTGATCGATACTGCCCTCAGCAATAGCGATGGCTAGGTCGTGCACGTCATTGCGTTGACGGTTTGCCCACGTCTCGATAGCCAGCCCTTGTGGCATGGCTGACAACATCAATGTGCCGGCGCGGGTACGAGCCATAGTCAGCCCGCCGTGGTTTACCAGGAATGCCACATCAGGCCCGCGGGACAATGACGCATCGAATGCACGAGAGCTGACTTTTTCCTCATAAGGCCCGAAAATGTCCCACATCGAATAGGGAGTCTCCACCACGGAAGCAACCCCCGATAAATGACACCAAAACGATTCGCCATCACCCTCATTGTCAGGATCGGTGCAGGTACATTCACCATCTGCGCACTCGCACTCCATGGTGCGTTTGGTCTTGGCCGGCGCAGAGCGGATCGCTGCGGTGCCCGGAAACGAGATGATCTCGCGTGGTGGCCGGTCATCCCCGGTGACCGGCGCCAAGTGCAGGGGGAACGTGAGCACCCGGCGTGTATCTACCTCGATGGGTGCCGTCCCGCGGGCCAGGTGCAGGCCGTGGCGGTCCTCTGACTTGCCGCGTAGCAGCGCTGCCTTGCGCTCTGCCGCTGCCGTCTCACGGGTGATGGTGTTACTCGATGTCTTGGGCATTACCCTCTCCTGCTAGGCTGCGCGGCATGGCAGTAGTCCTGTACCGGCCTAAATGCACATGCGGATATGTGAGCTCTCTCGGTACCCCAGATAATGCGCGGGCATGGTTAATGGCGAATAGGCATTACACGGAGGAACACATCATGAAAGAAACCCTCATGAGTGAGTACACCGCAATTCCCTACGTGATAGACGTTGAGCCCTACCTGCATGAGTAGTGAATGCCCTGCATGCGGACCTGACTGCTGGCACCAACCCGCCGGCTATTTGTGGTGCCGGCCTTGCGAGGAACATCACCGACCGCCGGAATGCGCGATAAACAGTGAGGGTCAGGCCTTGGCACCGTGCGGTTACCCATGGGATATGAACCCATGCCCGTGCATGGCTGACCAAATCTAAAGCGGCGGCTGCGGTGCATTGGGCGGTGTGGTCGGATTGGTCGCACCCGGTGCTGGACGCGGGGGCCAGAAGCGGTCAAACTCTGCGCAATCCGCCTCCGTCAATGGCTGGCGGTCCAACATAAAGCGCGCCTCATTCGGTGTGAGCAACCGGCCGGCTACTTGCAGGTTCAGCATCTCTGTGAGAGTTTTCGGGTCACTTCGCAGAAGTGCATCAATGTTCATCTTCACAAATTGCTTGGCTGGCAGCATTTTGTTGAGGTTGTTTTCACGCCGAATGATGGCTGGCCCAAGACTCATCGATAAAAACTGCAGATTTCGCTGCGTCACATTAGCGTAAGTTACCGACTCCCCGGATATCGCAGCATCAATAAGATCTGCCGGCACGTCAAAGAAACGGGCCACCTCAATGGGTGTGAGCCGGCGAGCCTCGATCCATTCCATGCCGGTCTGCTCTGGACTGATGAGGGCATAATCCCAGTCCTTACCCGTAACCAGCGCGTCACCTGACTGCACCGATTCTTTGAGCTTGGCCTTGATGCCAGCGGCTTGACCATCCGTGACAGTGGGCTGCGTGTTGTTTTTCAAGTGCCCGCGCGGTATTCCTCCCATGGTAAACCACGAAATCGCAAAGTCCTGAATACTCAATCCCTCACTAATAGACCATGCCGCATACATCACCGGTGACAATCCCAGCGGGAAACCAGCCACCGTGTATTGTTTCTCATGCCAAATGAGCTCTGGTGGATATTCCTGACCACGGATATACCAATGCGTGATACGATTGTCAATAGTGCGCACCGATACCCAGGACAGCGGGATCAGCTCAACTTCTGCAGGTAGCCCGTAACCATTGATCGAGCGGATGATGCCTACTGAGTTGCCAGCGCGGTCTAGGTCAAATTGTGTTGAGTACATCCACTCGACATAATCAGCTTGCGAGCCGCCCGGCCGTAGAATTGATGGTGGCGAGGGCACCTTGAGCGCGGGGAGGTCGCCCTCACCCTGGCGGAACGTTTCCAACGGAAAGGTGCTGATGAGGTTGGCACGCAAACGCAGGCATCCCCAGACGGCTGAGTGCCGCATCGCTGACTGGTCATTGACCATGTGGCCGGGTAGAACCTGTTGCATGGGCATGCGGTAGGGCACGAGATCGGCCGCGGTGGCGCCTACAAACTCGCCCCAGTAGCCCGCGTAAGGCCCCTGTATGTTGGCGGTGCGGAATAACAGACTCACGGCATCAATTCCTTAATCTGCCGCAACAAATCAGTCTCATCAGAACCATCCCCGCCAAATACCCAAGGCTCGACACCATCACCTAGCAGATACCAAGCATCAGTATCTGTATCCACTGCCAACGCGTAGCCGCGCGGATGAAATACGCACCGATTGATAAACCATAGCAATCCGTCTTCACGTAACCGCACGGGTCGCCCTTGACGTTTCGGTGCCTTAGAGAATTCGCTACTCATCATGACAGTGGTATCCCGTCCTGCACCTGTACTGCTTGCATGCTTGCTTGCTGCACGCTGGCTGCCTGGCGCTCAGCCATGTAGCGCTGCACTGTTCGGGAGGTATTGACCAGTCCTGCCGGCGGCTCTGGTGGTGGTTGTTTCTCCGTGGCTCGCTCGATCTGCTCGCGCTGGGCGCGGGCCGCAATGTACGCGGCACCAATCAGTCCGGCACCAGACACCAAAAGGAATCCCGCGGCACCAGTAACCCATGCGGCGAACACCCCCAATCCGAATGCGGCGAGGATCATGCCGATTGTTTCCAGAGCAGTGATGACAATCTCATTGATCAAAAGCAACCGCGGCACTAGTCACCACCTCTGGTATCATGCAATCCATGGCAGACTTTGAGATTGACGCTTATGAACGTGCCGTGCTGCACGCGCTCGATAATCCGCTCCCACAAGATTTACATAGACTGATAGCGGAATACATCGAACCCGTCACAACCAACCGCCGATTAGATCACGGTGAGTGCATGAGTCTTATCGGCATCGCATATCCCTTGATCAATGAGTATCTGATACAACGCGCTAGAGGACAGGGACCACCATCATGACGCGCAGGAGACGCCGGGGGCATCGAGCCGAAACACGCGGCCGGCAGGATGCCTACGGCTGTGTGAGCTACTACGGCCGGTGCCGGGACTGTTCATGGCGGGGCCAGCCGTGGTTTGAGCGGCCATGGCGTGCTGACCGGGACGTTAGGACGCATTGTGCTAGGGTGCGCTCATGACCGTTTGGAAGCGCATTACTAATGAGATGGTGTGGTGCCCACCTCATGGAATAAAGGTGCATGGCATCGCTAGCGGTACCGATTGGATCCCAGCGTGGGTTGAGATTGACGGTGATGCATACCAGTTGGGTGCCTTCGATAAAGACAATCAGACCTACGAACTGCACCCACGGATTGCAGCCCCCTTAGCTCCACCCGTAGGATCGTAACCATTGTTTGTCATCTTCGGTTAATGCTTTCCTGAGCTCATATGCCGCTATCCGCTCAGCCATGTACTTACACCGCAACCCTTTGCTGCATTTCCGGCATGGGCAACTGATAATGTATGGATTAGCGTACGACTCAATGAAACCATCCATCAGTGCACCGACTGCATGAGGTCATACATATTGATGCCGAACACTGCCAAGCCATGCAGCGCGAGCGTCAAGGTCATCACAGATGTGATGTTGTACTCGCTGGCCTTGCGTCCCCAGGCCCATGCCCCATCGCCGATGTCTCGTTTCTGCAGCGACTTGATTGCCTCGATGACCACTACTTGGTTGAGGTGGCGGATCTTGTCAGCGTCCGGGTGGTGAGCTGCGTTGAGGAATTCGCCGCACGCTTGGCCTAGCTCGGTAGCGGTGACCTCATAGGGCTCGATGCCGCGCTTTTGCAGCTCGATGAGCAGAGCCCGGGCCGGGCCGGTGGCGTCGCACACCCAGGCCACGGGCTGCCAGGTGTCATTGAGCTCTACGATGCGGTCAACCATCCACTCCGTGCCCTCACGGTGGTCTAGCACGCCGTCTGCGCCCGTGATCTCCGCATGCGGGATGCCATCGGTC